ATCAGAATTAACATTAAAGGGTAGCATTTCCCCTGATAAATGGCTAGAAGAGAATAGTGAGGATGAATAACATATGGCCGGTAATATCAAGGTGCAGAAGCCATATAGGCCGCTATACACAGATAAAAAGAAATTCATAATACTTATAACCGGCGGAAGGGGATCTGGAAAGTCCTTTAACGCTGCTACGTTCATTGAGAGGTTAACATTTCAAATTAGGCACATCATTTTAATGTGCCGGTACACGCTTACCGCAGCCAGTATCTCTGTAATCCCTGAATTTGAGCAGAAGATCGAACTTGATGGCTTTAAAAGCAAATTTAAATCCACCAAAACTGAGATCTTGAATAAGTTCTCTGGCAGTAAGATTCTTTTCCGTGGTATAAAGACGTCATCAGGCAACCAGACAGCCAATTTAAAGTCAATTCAAGGTATTACAACCTTTGTGGGTGACGAGATGGAAGAATGGCAGGACGAAGAGGATTATGACACGCTGCGGTTATCTATAAGGCAAAAGGACATCCAAAACAGGTGCATCCTGATCATGAATCCCAGTGATGGTGAGCACTTTGTTTACAAGAAGTATATCGAAAACACCCATATGCTGGTTGACTATGATGGTGTAATGGTCCAGATCAGCACTCACCCCGATGTGTTGCACATCCATACCACCTTCCAAGACAATGAGGATAATCTTGGTGAGCAGTTTCTGAACGAGATTGCCCGGATAAAGGAAGAGTCGATCGCTAAAGCCACTATAAACGGAGTGTTTAATAAGGCAGCGTTCCAGATGACTAAGTATGCTTTGAAGGTCATTGGCCGATGGGCCGATATCGCTGAAGGAGTAATTCTGCCAAACTGGGAAGAAGGTGAGTTTAATCATTCTCTTCCTCACGCTTATGGTCAGGATTATGGTTTCTCAGTAGATCCGGATACACTCATTAATGTCGCAGTGGATATTAGGAAAAAGATTATCTACCTGGATGAAGAATATTACGATACTAAGCAGCTTGGCTTGGATGACCTATATGAGGTCAACAAGAGCAGGATTCGATTTGAAGACGATCTGATTGTTGGAGATAGCGCTGAAGATCGTTTGATAGAAGATCTGCGAAAAAAGGGCCTCAATATCATTGAATGCGAGAAAGGACCAGGCAGCGTAAAAGCTGGGCTTACATCCATGAATGACTACAAGATAATTGTGACCCCAAGAAGTGTTAACATAAAAAAAGAACTAAGGAAATATAAATGGAACGATAAAAAGGCAGGCATTCCTATTGATAAATGGAATCACGCGATAGATGCCTCCCGTTACGCGTTCCGGAAATTGACAGAAGGTCAGGATAGCAATACCAGTGTACTTGGTGTGTTTGGATAAATAATTTATAGATAATGGCGAAGAAAAGGACAGAGGTTGATATAGTGATGGTGGATGAGTCGCCATTAGTTCAGTTGGTACTTACTGCAGGGGAAAAAGTCGATGGGGTTGAAGAATCTCTGAAACAATATGATGCGTTGCAGCATGATGTTTTTAGTACAGTTAAACGACCTAAGAAAGACGTTCAGAAGCCTACCGGCCGTAAGGATGCCAATAATAAAGACATCATTACACTTACCAAAGAAGAAGTAAACCGTATTGGCCTTCCTCTGCAGAAGCTTATTGTTAATCGTAGGGCTGCATTTATGAATGTCGGCAATATGGAGATTGATTGCAAGCCAGTTACTTCTGATGAGGAGAATATACTTGCCATGGTTAAGAAATGCCGTGAAGATAATAAACTGCGTTATCGGTCCAAGGAAATCGCCAAGAGGATGATGTCAGAGCTTCAATGTGCCGCCCTTTGGTACAGCGATGATGTTTCGCCAGGGTATTGGGGAAACCTTGCGCCTAAAGCTACAAAAAGGATGCGAATGAGGGTTCTCAGCCCTTTATTGGGTGATGAACTTTTACCCGTTTATAATGCCTTAGGGGATTTGGTGTATTTCGGAAGGAAGTATATTACAACCAAGGATATTACTGGACTTGATATAACGAAAGAAGTCGTAAAAGCCGCCAGTGAGAAGGTGGAGCATGTTGACATCTACACTGATATATACGTCTACAGGTTCCAAAAAGTACAAAGTGGGTGGTTGATGACAGAAAAGACTCCCCATTCTTATGGGAAGATCCCGGTGATATATTACCATCAGGATCGGTCGGAGTGGGCCGATGTTCAATCTGTAATCACAAGGCTTGAAACAGTTCTGTCAAATTTCGCAGACACCAATGACTACAACGGATCGCCGATACTTGTTGCTAAAGGAGTTATTAAAGGATTCTCTGCTAAAGGTGAGAGAGGTAAGGTTATTGAGTTGGAAGGTGAGAAGTCTGATATAAAGTACGTAACGTGGGAGCAAGCTCCGGAATCCATCAAATTAGAGATCGAAACAGATCTTGATTTCATATACACCTGCAGCCAGACGCCAAACTTAAGCTTTAAGGAATTGAAGGGACTTGGATCTGCACCGTCTGGTGTAGCCTTTGATCGCATGTTAATGGATCCGCATTTAGCTGCTCAGAATAAACTTGATGACATTTATGGGGAATGTGCTCAGCGAGAGCTTAATTTCTTAAAGGCTGCATGTGGTGCAATCCACACGCCAATGAAAAAAGTAGCCAATCTGCAAATGATTCCTGTTTTTAGTCTGTTCAGGATCAACGATCAGCGTGAAGGTATAGATAATGCTGTTGCTGCTTTAGGGGGTGGAGTGGCTTCATTAAAAACAGCGGTTAAGATTGCGGGATTGACTGATAACAATGAAGAGGAGGAAAACGCAATCAAGAAAGCTGCGGATACTTTAGGTGATGATATAGAAGATGAGATGTAATGACTGATCCAATCAACAATAAGTTTGAACGCATACATTTCAATAATCAGGACCGTATTGTTAATTATCTGGATAAACAGTTTGACTCGATAATTCACCAGATTATTCCTTTGATCGAATCTGGCATGGCAAAATCTGTTATTGAAAGGCGGCTTAATCAATTGTTGAAACAATTCCGGAAAAATGCCACCGCAAAGATTGAGTCAGGCATCAAGTTTTCTTGGGACATCTCCAATCAGAAAAACGCAGCATATATAGAAAAAAGACTTGCTCGATATACGTTGCCAGATAGAATCCGTAAAGCATTGCTTAATCCAAATCATAACCGGTTAGAAGCGTTCATCAAGAGGAAGGAAGGAGGCTTGAATCTTTCTGATAGAGTTTGGAAAACCGCAGGTCAGTTTAAAAACAATATAGACATGAGTCTTGATGTTGGTATTTCCCAGGGAAACTCGGCCAAACAGATAGGCCGAGAGTTGCGTTCTAATCTTCAGGATCCGGATAATCTGTTTCGTCGTGTTCGTGATTCCCGTGGTAACCTAAAGCTTTCCAAGCCAGCAAAAGCATACAATCCGGGAAAGGGTAAATACCGATCATCGTCAAAGAATACTGAGCGCCTGGCAAGAACTGAAATAAATATGGGTTATCGTGCTGCGGACGATGCTGCCTGGGAGAATAATCCGCTTGTCCTTGGATACGAGATTAGATTGTCAGCAACCGCGAAGCCAAAGACCAGGTGCGACCTTTGCAAGTCGCTTGAAGGAAAGTATCCGGTTTGGTTTAAGTTTCGTGGGTGGCATCCAAACTGCCTATGTTTCAAAATACCTATACTGATGGATGATGAAATGATGGCTAAATATTTAAAACTTATTGCCAGGGGAGAAGATACTCCTGCTGCTTTAAAGGAGTTACAGCAGGATGTCCGGATAGAAAACCCGCCTCCTGATTTCAACGTTTGGGTTTCCGACAACAACGAGCGAGTCATGGGATGGAAACAAACACCGTATTGGTGGAAAGACAATGACAAGTTTATAACCTCTGTATTGAAAAAAGAATAAATACGATGACCAGTTAAATATTAGCTGGTCATTTTCATTTCCATGTAAATCCTTGACAATGGGCCTCATTGTCAAAACTGTACCTGTGACCGGTGACCGCCTAACGGTAATTTTGACATATAACCGCAAGGTGTAGCACGAGTAATTACCGGATTACAACTTAGCAATAACCCAAAACACATTATTATGTCACTTAAAACAAGGATACCAGCACGACTGAAGGCATTGTTCGCAGGCGTAGCGTTGTCTAGAAAATCTATTGATGCTATCACTGAAAAGGAAGGAGCAAGGCTAACCGAAGAATCAACTGATGAGGAAATTGATGCAGTGCTAAATGCCCGCAACGACATCTGGTCTTTTGATGATCAAAGGAAGTATGACGACTACCAGGCAGGTAAAGCAAAAAAAGATGCTGATGATAAAGAAGCTAAAAGGTTAGCTGACTTAGCTGCAGGTAAAACGCCGGAAGTGGAATTACCAACAGATGCGCCAGAATGGATGAAGACATTCATGACGAATCAAGCTGCTCAAACAAAGGCCCTGCAAGATCAGATTGTAGCTATCGGTGGAGAAAAAGTGACCAATACACGTAAACAGGAATACGAAAAGGCCTTGGAAGGTACTTCGGATGTATTTAAGGCGAAAGCTTTAAAAGATTTCGGCAAAATGAAGTTTGAAACAGATGAAGAGTTTACCGAATTCTTAACTGAAGCGGAAACTGATGCTGCAGACTTTATCCAGGAAGTATCGAACAGCGGACTTACTAATCAGAATCCTGCGCGTGGTGTTAAAAATGTTCCTGGGCAAGTAAAAGTAGCATCTGAGGCAGAATTAGATGCAGTTATGACACATTTATAAACAAATAGAAAATGGCAACAGTCAATTTATCAAACGATCCCACACAGATTATCACGGGCAAGGATAATGTGGCGATTAGAAAAGTAATTGCAACTGTCCCAGGTGGAAAAGCTTTGGACGTTACAAATTTCGCACCGGCGGTAATTAATTCAGCTCATCCT